GAAAATCCATTTCGTTCAATCTTAACACCATTGTGCGTCACTATTTTAAAATCCTTATCGTACTGTGCCTCTTCCAGCAGATCCTTAAAAGCCTCTATGTCAGCCTGTGTTGGCCTATAATCACCCTCTCCGCCCAGCGTAACTAGCGTAAGAGGATTGACCATGCCATCGGCTTGCGCAAATTTGCTCTCTCTCAATTTATCATAAAGCATTAAATCCTTATAAATAGATACGATAACAGAAGTTCCTCTTACATCATACGGTGAGCTTAAAAGCTTAAGATGTGATACATTAAATGCATCTAGCGGTATATTTTGACCACGCCTAACATAGTTCACAATGTGCTTTGGTATATATTTTCTAAGAGACAAATCTGCAGGAGATGTTGAATTTATAACTCTTTGCAAATTCGCATCTGGCCTAAGCGATACAAGAGTGTGATTTCCTATTACAGACTTCTTTACATGTACATAATCTGGATTTAATATAGTTATTCTACTCCACGTTCCAAGGCTCTCATCTAGTTCTGCATAAGGAAATGCCTCACCCATTTTCCAAAACTCTAAAGCTGCACCATAAACAACAGAGTACAGATCAATTTTTTCTGCCATCTCCATAAAGAATTGCTGTACTTTTTTGTTTTTACATGTAATATTTATCTTGCTTATCGGATACGAAGCATGAAGATTAATAGCGTTTCTAACAATTGGGTGTGTATCATAAAAAACACGATTCCATGCATTCATGGTTACGCGATCACGCGGTAAGTTTAGATTCGCTAATTGAAATAATGGAGAATAAATCTCTGGCGACATCCTGTCTGTTGTAGATGACACCGATGGCCCCGCCATAGGGGACGCTATAGAGGCGTTCTTTAGAAAGTTTAAACTATTTTTTCTAAACCCAGGACTGTGCGCAACAGTTCCATAAATTTTAGATTCAGATTGAGCATCGATTTGCTTATTTGCTGCATCTGTAATTTCCGCACGTCTAACCTCAGAAATAGAGTCAGCTGCCTTTTTCGAGATTTTTGTTGGTGGTCTGTCAATCCTTCTCATTTCCTACACTCTCCTTGTAACTTTTGCCAATGCAGATCTTAAATAATTCGACTGTCTCTCTAAACCAGGTTTAATAGTAAATCCCTTAGTTAAATCGAACTTATATGCCATGTAAGCATACATAAGAGCCATGAGCCCATCATTGGGGGCTGATCCTTTCACAAAAGTTTTTATTGGTTGGCCTCCAGTTACTCTAACCTTTGATTCCATAGATGTACAATGATCTATTAACCACTCTACATGTTCATAGCTCTTCCATGGAAATCTTATTTTACCCTTTCTAAACAAATCAAACAGTTCGTCAATTAAAAGATCTTTATTATAAGAAATTATTAACTCATCCTCTCTGTATTTCATAGGCTTTATCAAACTTCCGCTTCCTTGTGCTCCAAGAAACCTTTCTCTATAAAGAGACTGAAGATCTCCAACCACATCTTGGCCAAAAAACCAATCAGATACGCCGCGTTGAACACCAAAGCGTCTATACATCTCTTTTATTGTATCTTTTTTGAAAGAGAAATTATTTTTACGTAATTTATGAGCGTGCTCTATCGACAATACCCCATCTGGTTGTGCCGACAATACAACAACGCACGAATAAGACTGACCACCTTTGGAGTTTGGATCGTCTTCCTTCCCTCCCCAATCGACTCCCAAATAAACAGTCTTATCTGTTGGCTTAATTCTCTTGGCAAAGCTTCTATCTGGATCTCTACACTTATCATATATTTCAGCCTTGGTTAGCGGAGAGCCTGCTCCAGAATAAAACTCTCCAACTACTTCATTCTTCCAAATCCTTTCTGTTTGAGCCGGATTATTTTCCAGCATTAATTTTTCAATATTTTCTTTTGTAAAATAAGGAATATATAATTGGTTTATATGAAAACCTATAAATTCACAATCATTTGAATTTTTAGAGCCCACCCACTTGCCTCGCTCAATTGCCTCAACCTTCTTCTGCTTAGTGCCACACAAAGGGCATTGAATTATATTCTCATGCAACCAAATAGACTTCCATCTATCATCTTCTGGCAAATAAAAGGGATACGTTTCTCCACAATTTATACATCCCAAGTGATAATATCGCTGATCTGACATATCCCAAATGGTAGAAAAATAACTCCCCCTTTGTTTCGGCGTTCCAAAAAACACCTGAACACCCTGACCTGTAGGACCATACTTTGCTGCTGTTAAAATCTTTGTAGCATTTCCAATGGCATGACCAAACATATCCTGAACTTCGTCAAAAAAGACTATATCCGCTGTCATACCACGAATTCTATCACCATCTGTGCCCAAACTGTCTATCCATAAAGTACCTTTATTAAATTGCTTCATGGTTAAATTGTCAACAGAATTTGAGCTAATTAGTTTATTTTTATTTATAAAATCATTTTTAGCTGTTCTAATTAAAGTTTCAAGCTTATCTTGCGAAAACTTTTTAACCTGTCCCAAAGCCGGAAACAGATGAACAACCCTGACGTTTGGCTTATCAAACAGGCCGCTATTCGTAAAAAACAAATCAAGAGCGCCCGCCATAACGGTGGCACCAACCTGACGGCCCTTCTTTATAACAACTGGCTTTCCATCTTTTCTTGTGGCTTGCAAAGCAATATACCGATATATATCGGCCATAAACTTCCACCCATTATCTAAAACTTTAAACTCTGCTCCATCTAAAGTTAGATTGTTTTGAACAAAGTGTGCTGGGTCGAAGTCTAGAAAGCTTTCTTTAAGTTGTTCAAAAAGTTTTTCTTGACTTTGCTTCTTTGACATTATGATCCGGTTTGAGCATGATTCATGTAATCTGCAGTATCATCATCAAATGATGATGGCATGTCTGCCTCAGATACATATTCTACTGTTTCCGGATCTTTTTTGTGTTGATTTAAAAGCCTTTCAACCATAGCTTTAAATTTGCTATTATCGAGCTTTCCCTCTAATCTGTCATATCCAAGATTTGGATGTTCACGACAATGAGTAATAACCGTTCCATAATTTGCATCTGGACGATCTTGTGTAAAGTCTTGAATATATTTCAAAACGCTCCTAAGGGCACTAACATTATTGCCCCGTTCTTTCTTTGACTTACATGGGCCGCAACTGCCAGAGCAGCCTCCGCCGCAGCCTGCTTCTTTTATATTTTCTTCTGTATTTACATTTATATTTTTAACAAGATCAAAACCCGCACGAGCCTTTAGGTCTGCCATCTTCTCTTCGATGGTTGGAAAATCCTTTCTTTTCTTCATAATAGAGCGAAGATTGCTGAGGTAATCAGCGTTCTTTTCTAAATTATTGGCAAAGTCATTAACCCAACTAACTGTTGTGCTATATTCTTCGCTTAAATTTTGCCTTTTTACTTTCAACTCTATCCTCCCAACAGTCCCTGCAGCTCTCCGGCCATCTCTCCAAGTCCCTTTTCGCCCCCGAAGTCCATGCCCTTCAAGAGATCTTTATCTCCACCCAAAACAGCTCCCGCGCCCATCTGAACTGCTTTTTCTGGATTCTCACTAGCCCATTTCATTGCTAATTTTTGAAAAACCTCATCTTCTACCAATAGGTTAAAAACACTCTCCTTAAGAGCCGGCTCTAACTTCTTTGCTATCTCTGCAAGCTTAGCAGGGTTGTCTATCAAAGCATTATTTATCACTTCGGCCAAGCGGTCGTCATCCCATTTCTTTACAGCTCTTTCTCCAATCTGATCTGCGATTCTTAATTCAGATTCTTTCATAATTCTATCTACAAGATCTGCTTCTTTAAGAAGCCCCTTGCTATCCAAACTGTTCGCCAAATTTACTAAATCTTTTAACATTTCATCCTCCTAGGCAAAGTAGTTTCTCAAGAAGTCAACGCCGGCTTTTCCTTCGCCCTTCTTGGCGTCATCATCGGCATTATTCGGAGAAAATGTTCCACGATCCTTAAAGATATGAAACCCGCTGTCCATGCAAAGCTGCATTATTGCAAGCTCTTCTCTGTCATCAATAGAATACTTATTAGACAAAAAGCCATAAACATCTTCCATTGGATGACCGCCTGATACGTGTGCATTAATCATAATTCCAGAAATAGCCCGCTCAAAAGGAGATACTGCTATAACTATATTATTTGGAGTAGCAGCTTCCTTTGTAAGCTCGCCATACTCAATCTCTCTTCCGGAGGCATTAATCCATTTTGGAATACCATTTGCGCCTATAGATGCCTTCTTATCGTGCTCGTCCTTGACCATCTTCTTCAGCTTTCCAATATGCTTCTTAAGAACCAATACGTCCTTCATTATATTTACCCGAACACCCTCTAAAGCTTGAATGTCTAATACATTATCCGAATCTTCACGAATAGCTCTTGAAATTTGAGAATTTAACTTATCCAAAAAGCTTGTAGCTCGCTCGCAGCCAACCATACTTCTTCCGTCATGCTGAGGAATCTTTCCCGGATATT